ACTGCTCCGCTCATCATGCCTTCGACCGGCACGGCGATGCGGCGCAAGCTCCAGAACGTGCCGATCAGCGTCCGCATGTGGATGCACAGCGACTTCGGCACCGGCGACCACAGCGTGCGCTTTGACTGCGCACTGACTGCGAACGTCCGCGACCGCCGTCGCATCGTCCGCATCAACGGCTCGTAAGCCTAGACGGGGCGGCGGTGAACTCCCTGCTGCCGCCCTGTCGCTCCCCAATTGGTCAGGAGGCTTAGTTGAGCAATCACGTCAAGGAAGTGTGGACGCCGAAATACATGACGGCGAGCGGCCCGCTTGTGCAGCGCGGCGGATGCTGCGGTGGTTTCCTCTGCTCGTCCTCCACGTCGGGCACCATCGCAATCACGTCCGGCACGGTTTCCGGCGGTTCGACCATCGTCGCCTCGCTCGCGGTCACGGCGGGCCAGTTCGTCGAGCTTGGTCATTATTATCAGGACGGTGCCTACGTCACGCTGACCAACTGCGCAGGCACGTTCCAGGTCTGACGGGAGCCTGACCAATGGCGACCGCTGCCGAGATCATCCAGAGGGCTTACAGAGAGAGTAACCTGATCGCGATCGGGTCAACGCCCACGGCTGCCGAGCAGACCGAGGGGCTGTCTCTCCTCAACTCGCTGATCCAGTCCACGATTGGCTCGGAAGTCGGCCTGCCGCTTACGGATCTCAACGTCGGTGGGACCTACGACCAAACGGCCTTCTGCTCCCCGTGGATTCCAGAGAACGTCCGGCTGATCCTCAACTCGACGGGGCCGCTGACGTTCAAGCTCGACCCCATGCCCTATGACGGGCAGCGGTTCGCGATTGTCGATAGTGCCAACACGCTCGATACCTGCAACCTGACCCTCGACGGCAACGGGCGCACGCTGGAGCTGGACGCGACCGAGCTGTTCAACACTGAAGGGCTGGTTGCCGAGTTCATGTATCGCGCCGACCAGGCCAACTGGGTTCGCGTGACCGACCTCATCGCCACCGACGACATGCCGTTCCCCACAGAGTATGACGATTATTTCATCGTCATGCTGGCGGTTCGGCTGAACCCGCGTCACTCGCGCAACCTGACGCCGGAAAGCCAGATGGCGTTGCAGCGCCAGCGCTCGCAAATCCAGGCGCGCTACCGCAAGCCCAGAACCCCCAATGATCCGGGCTCGCTTGGGCTGCTGCACCAGCGGCGCGGGCCATTCGGAGAAAGCACGGCGGCGTTCAACAGCGGGAGGACGTAATGCGCCTTCCTTTAGGAACCTCCGATTTTTCGCGGAGCGTAGCGCAGACGCCCGATATCCGGCTGCTGAACCGCTACTTCGAGCAATGCCCCGTCAACCAGAAGGATCAGGTCGCGCTCCTGACCCGTCCGGCGCTGCGCAAGTGGCTGACCATGACGCACAGCCCGATCCGTCAGGTCTATTCGCAGCCGGGGACGTTCGGTGAATCCCTGTTCGTCGTAGGCGGCAACACGGTTTACAAGATCGCGCAGGACGAGACGGTCACGGTGGTTGGAACCATCGACTCCTCAACCGGGGCCGTGTCGATGGCCGCGACCGACACCTACCTGTTCATCGCGGACGGGCTGGCTCTGCATTACTACACCGAGAGCGATTACGCCCGTGGAACCCTGACCTCGACCGGGGCGATTGCCGACAACGATACGGTCACGGTCGGATCGATGACCTACAAGTTCACGTCCGGCGACGTGGACACCGGGACGCCGGCCGGGACATTGGCGCAGCCGTGGCTCGTGTCGCTGTCCGGATCGGTCGAGCAGGCGCTGGCCAACCTCCTCAACGCCATCAACAACTCCGGCGCGGCAGGGGTGGATTATAGTTCGTCAATGGCGGGCAACCCCGATGCGCGGGCGATCTCGTCGGATGCGACGACGCTGGTGATCCGGGCGTTCCTCAACGGCGCGGACGGGGACACGGTCACAACCACCGAAACCGGGGCCAACATTGCGTGGGGCGGCGCGACCCTCTCGGGAGGCGGCGGCTCGACCTTCTCCACCGTGGCTGTGCCCGACAATGACGGGATCGTGTCGGTCGGGGTGATTGCGTCGTTCACCATCTGCGTCGTGGCGCAGGGGCAGGGGAAGAACGGGCGCTTCTACTGGATCGAGCCGGGTGAGATCATCATCGATCCGCTGAACTTCGCGACTGCCGAGCGCTCGCCCGATCCGGTGTGGCAGGTGGTGGTTGTCGGCGATCAGTTCTGGCTTCCGGGAACCTCGACCAATGAAGTCTGGTATCCGTCCGGGGACGCCTTGGCTCCATTTCAGCGCCAGCAGGGCCGCTTGTTTGACAAGGGCATCTGGGAAGGCACCATCGTCCAGGTCAAGGACGACGTGATGGCCGTTGGAACGGACGGAACGGTCTATCGCATCGGTGCCGAGCCCGTCGTCGTGTCCACTCCCGGAATCGCGGAACGGCTGCGTGAAGCGATCAACGCGCAGAGGATCGGCTGATGGGGCTGCCGTTCCTTGTCGAGCCCTTGCTCGAAGACGAGACGGTCGGGATCGCGACCTTCTACCCGCAGGCGTTCTCGCCTGACGGGCGCTACATCATATGCGAGGATACCAGCAGCGACCGGACGATCTGGACGCTCGACCGCACCGACGATTCCTGCATTACGGCCTTCGGAGCAGGCGGTGGCGGCCTCAACCTCGTCATTGATGACGACGGCACGGTCTATTCGCTGGATACTGCCGGGACGCTTTGCTCGTGGCCTGACTTTGCCCGCGGCTCCCAAACCGTTCTGGCGTCGGATGCGTTGCTTGCGGTTTCGGGCGGGCTGGGGCTGTTCGTCATGCCTGACGACACGCGCAAGATTGCGTGGCTCGGCGGCGGGACGGGTGCTGGGTCGAAGGACATCAGCATCTACGATGTCGAAACCAGCACGCTTACGACCGTCGCGAACGGCACGCCCACTGGTCTGACCGAGTTCCAGCAGCTCTTGCAAGACACGCACGGCGATGTGTGGGCCGTGGGCGGCGATACGGCGAACATCTATTTCCAGCGTGTCATCGACGCTGGTGCGGGCTCGGCAGCGGCGGACTTCAACACGGTTTCCGACCCGCAGCCTACGTTAATTCAGCTGGAAGCCTATTGCACCGCGTCGGGATGGTTCGTGTGCCGTGGCGGCGGGACCGACCTCTATTTGCTGGACGAAGACGATTTCTCCGTTCTTCAGCATCGTGAATATGCTACGAACGGGTCGGGACTGAACGCGGCAATTTTATCCGGTTCGCCGTTCCTCATGGGGCTTGCTCCGGGACAGACGGCCTTCTGGTTCGTCGGTCCAGACAGCTTCGCCAATCACGCTTATTCCGATCTCCACAATATCGTCGCCGCCGATCTTTCGACTGCCGCAACGCACGACATCACCGACTGGGACATCGGCGACCTGCCGGACGTGACGCGCGGGATGGTGCTGAGCACCTACACCCGCCTTGCGTTGATCTCCATGCAGAACGGCGACAACGCGACAGCTCCCGCATACACCACCGTGATCCGCTACTTCCCCGCCGATGACGTGACCGGCGGCGATGGCGACGGCGTGACCGATGACGACGTGACGATCCGCGTCTGGGGGTTCAGCCTCGACGGGCACGATTTCTACGTCCTTCGCCTCGGGCCTTCGGAAACCCTAGTTTACGACCTCACCGCGAACATGTGGAGCTCGTGGGCCTCGCCCGGACGCGACAACTGGCGGGCGCACGTCGGCACCAACTGGGTCGGGATGCGGGCGACGACTTTGGACCGTGGTTTCGGGACGGACGTGGTTGCGGGAGACGACGCGACCGGGACGCTTTGGATTCTCGATCCGACCACGGGCCGCGACGACCGCACGACGACCGACGCAGACGCCTTCACCCGTATCGTGACGGCCGGAATCCAGGTGACGGGCCGCGATGTCATCCCGTGCGGGGCCGTGACCATCGACCTGTCGATTGGCGCACCGACGCAGACGGGCGCAACGATCATGCTCGAAAGCTCCGACGACCTCGGGCACAGCTGGAACAACCACGGATCGAACATCATCTCAGCGGGCGACTATTCGGCGACGATCGAATACCGGTCCTTGGGAACGATCAAGGCTCCGGGCCGCATCTTCCGCATCACCGACAACGGCGCGACCGTTCGGTTGTCGGGAGCCGACATGCGATGAGCCGGTTCCGCAAGGTCAGGCCGCTTCAATCGGGCGATCCGATGGTGGACCGCCGCGGCGCTGCGCTGCCAGCGTTCGCGTTGCTCTGGCAGCAGCTGTTCACCAACGGCGAGACCACCGACAAGACGGCCAACGAAGCCCTCTCAGGGCTGAACGGCAAGGCCGACAAGGACACGCGCATCGATACCGTCGCGCCGCTGAGCGGCGGCGGCGACCTGTCGGCAGATATCACGCTGACCCATGACGACAGCGGGGTGACGACGGGAACCTACACCAATGCCACGATCACCGTTGACGAAAAAGGCCATGTCACAGCCGCATCCAACGGCACGGCGGGAGGCATGATCTTGCCGGTCGTGATCGGCGAACCACCACAGCTCGTTAGCGATGGCAGCGGGCATCTCATTTGGGCTCCGATAGTGCCATGACCACAAGCACAAACCTATTCGACTATATCAGTCAGGGTCTCGCCGCAGACCGTCCGGCTACGCCAGCGCTGTATCCAACTGCGCTTGGCGTATATTGGTCAACCGACACGAACGAACTGTCGCTTTGGGCTGAGTCCGCCTGGATAGAGGACATCCTCGGGGCTGGTGCGTCCTCCGCTGTGTGGGGCAGCATCACCGGCACGCTGGCCGACCAGACTGACCTTCAGGCGGCATTGGCCGCGCTTTCCGGCAGCGGTGAAGGAACCCCGCTCAACGGCATCGTCTCGGGCTGCGGTGTCGCTTATACCGGATCGCTCGGGTTCTCGATGTCGGCGGGCTCGGCTTACATCGACGGCACGCTGGTCACGGCTTCCGCGCAGACCATCACTCTTACTGCGGCGGACGCGACGAATCCCCGCATCGATGTCCTCTACCTCGATGACGCGGGGACGTTCGGCAAGATCGACGGCACGCCCGCGGCCAATCCGTCACAGCCGGCAGTCGATCCGACCTCGCAGCTTTACCTGACGTTCGTCCTGGTTCCGGCGACTGCCACCTCTCTTTCCGGGATCACCACGGAAACGATCTACGACGAAGGCACGGAGTGGACCGCGACCACCTCCGGAACGGGGTTCACGGCGGGGAGCACGAACAACCCGAACACCGGCACCAAGGATATAGAGGGGACTTCAGTCGCCTCGGGTGCCTATGTCAAGTTCGTCCGCTCCTCGGCGGAGAGCTTCGACGGTGACGGGAGCCTGCTCTTGTCGATCCGCTCGAAGGCGAGTTGGAACACCAAGCGCTCACTGACGCTGCAATGGTATCTCGCCGGTGTTGCCAAGGGATCGCCGGTCACGTTGAAGGAAGGCGCGTTCGGCTTTTCGAGCGCGAACACGTCGAGCTATCAGGCGCTGGTCATCTCCAAGTCGCTATTCGCGATTGCCGCTGGAACGAATGTCGATGAGCTGCGGATTACGGCTGCGGGTTCGGGCGGCGCTGCCATCGGCTTCTATATCGACCCGATCAAGCTCCAGACGACCGGGACAACGACAGGCGGCGGGACGACCCTCTCGGGGATCACGCAGGAGCAGGCGGACGCGCGCTACCTGAAGCTCACGGGCGGCACGCTGAGCGGCGACCTGACTGTTCCGGCAGAATCCTATGGCGCGGGCTGGAACGGCTCCAACGAAGTCCCGACGAAGAACGACGTTTACGACAAGATCGAAGCCCTTTCCGGATCGATTCCGGGCGCATACACCGACGAACAGGCGCAGGATGCCGTTGCAACGATGATATCAGCCGGAACGAACACCGGTATCGTCGCGACCTACAACGATGCGGGCAATGCCGAGAGCATCGCGGTTGATGGCGCGACCGCCGCTCAGGTGAGGGCTGGAACGGCCAACAAGGTCGTAACCGCCGACGTTCTCCAGTCCGCAATGGCCGTCCAGACGCTCACCGATGGCGCGACGGTCTCATGGGATATGTCCACGGCGATCAATGCGAAGGTGACGCTCGGCGGCAACCGGACGCTGGCGGTCAGTAATCCGGTTCTCGGCGCGACCTATTCGCTCGGCGTCATCCAGGACGGCACTGGATCGCGCACGATGACTTGGCCTGCGTCGTTCGATTGGGGCACGACCGGAGCGCCGACGCTCACCACCACGGCGAGCAAGCGCGACCGGATCACGGTGTTCTGCACGGACGCGAGCACACCGAAGTTCGATGCGTTCCTTTCCGGCAAGGGCTTTGGCTGATGCTGCCGTTTACGAATGCGGCATTGATGTGCGGGCAGGCGAGCGCTGGCGTCGGGGGCACCGATCCCAATTTCTCCAGCGTCAAGCTCCTCATGGGCTTCGAGGGCGCGAACGGTTCAACGTCGTTCGTGGATGAAAGCCCGGTCGCTCGCGCGATGACCGCCGTAGGCAATGCGCAGATCACGACTTCCCAGTTCAAGTTCGGATCATCGTGCGCGACATTCGACGGAAGCGGCGACCGCATAACCACGCCAGACAGTGCTGATTGGGACTTCGGCACCGGCCCTTATACGATTGAGGGATTCTTTCGCTTCCAGACCAAGACGACGAACCAGGCATTGCTTGGCCAGTGGGACACTGGCTCGCTGTCAAACTGCGCTTGGTATTTGTTCCTGAACGGCAGCAATCTGACGATGACGATGGCGAACGGCACGTTTGGCCAAGTCAGTATGACCTACGCGTTTACCCCGACTCTGGGGACATGGTATTACATCTGCGTAGAACGCGATGCCACCGGCAAGACAAGGTTTTATCTTGGCACGACCGGAACTGCATCGATGGTTCAAGTTGGCGCATCAGTCCTTAATTTCGCGCCCTTCAATTCGACGGCCAAACTCGTGCTCGGTGCTATCGGTGATACTAACGGGGCCGCGACCTACGACTTCAACGGCAACATGGATGAGATTAGGATCACTAAGGGCGTTGCCCGATATGCCTCAGACGCAGGTGTGACGATCCCGACGGCTGCATTCCCGCGCAGCTAGTGCGGGCTCAGCCCGTGCGCCATGCGCTCGAACGGGTCTTCCGGCGGCAAGTGTGACCTCCTGATGTCCTCTGCCGTCGGATGCCTGATCACGTCAATGTCGCCGCCTGTCACTTCGAGCCCGCACGCGCCGCGCACCAAGGCTGCTGTCGGGGCGAGGAAGAAGAAGAAGCCCACCACGAGCATCACCCAGTCCATCCACGTCACGTCGGGATTGACGTTCGACAGAGTCGGGAACAGCCGGCGAAGCAGGGACTGCTCTGGAACATCGATCTTCTGGTGACGCACGCCACCCCCTTACCCGAGCACACCCACGTTAACCCGAATTTATCACCGACGCAAAAGCGGTCTAGTAACACACCCGCGCGTGTCGCTGTGCTAAAGTGGGCCAATGACGCGCCTCGATGACCTCAAGGCCAAGCTCGCCGCCCGCGAAGGCAGGCCCGAATACCGCGAGAACTGCGAAGCGCTCCGCAAGGAGATCGAGCGGCTTGCTAAGGGTCAGTAACCCATTCGAGATGGCGGCGATGCTCGCCGTCACGGTGCCACCGGAATTGCATGACGGCACATTCTCCGCTTCCATATGGCTCGCCGATCCTCGCAACGTCGCTCTCCGCATCGGCCCAGACCTCGGCATGGCGGAGTATTTTGGGCCGGGGACT